CGCAGTTCAAGCAGACATGGACTTCATTAAAGGGTATGGTTGGTTTAATGCAGACTTCATATACAGTAGAAGATTTATCATATGAGAAATGCCCCTCAGGAATTGGTCAAGGGGGCGGTAAGGTAACGTGGAAAGAACCAGAGGGTGGTGATAGTTATTAATGAATCATATTGAAGTATATGACAACGCTCTTTCTAAAGAAGGATGTAATAAGATAATAGAATATTTTGAAAATTCTCCGAGGAAAGGAGCTGCTCATGTTGTTGGACATGAGAGAATTGAGATTAACCCAAAATTTAAGAATGGAACAAATCTAAGTGTATGGTTATCAAATTGCGATAAGGATATGTATGATTATTTGGAGTCATACATCTTACCTGCTTTGAACTATGGACTTTCTCAATATAAAAAGAAGTATCCATTTATTAATCACGGAATAGATGAATGGAGTATAGAAGATGGATTTAATATACAAAAGTTTGATGGTAAGAAAGAAGGATATTTTGCACAACATTGCGAAGCAGGTAAGCTTACAAAGTGTAATCGAGTATTAGTATGGATGATATACTTAAACAATGCAAAGTGTGGTACTAGGTTCTATTATCCTACAAGGGATGTAAAGGCAAAGGAAGGGAGATTAGTTCTATGGCCTGCAGGTTGGACGCATCCACACTCAGGTATCTTACCTAATATAGGGGAAAAATATATGATTACGGGTTGGTATTCTTTAGTGGGTTAATACTACCTTTTCTTTGTAGATTGACATATACATATAATTGATCTATAATTGATAGGTAATTACAAAACACTATGGCAAAAGGATTTACAGTCAAAGCCAATGCTCCTAAACCAAAGAAGAAGGAAGATTGGGATATTGATGCGATCAAGGCAAGAATGAAAGGAAAGACTATAGTATTCTGTCTTCCAGGACGTGGATGCTCTTTCGTATTTCTGAAGAACTTTGTGCAGTTATGCTTTGATATGGTTCAGAACGGAATGTCCATCCAAATCTCACAGGACTATTCCTCAATGGTTAACTTTGCAAGATGTAAGTGTCTTGGAGCAAACGTACTCAGAGGTCCTGATCAAATACCTTGGGATGGAAAACTTAAGTATGACTATCAGTTATGGATTGACTCGGATATAGTCTTTGATTCAAACAAGTTCTGGCAGTTATGCGATCTTGCAGTTCCTGCTGAGTCAGTTAAAGAAGATGGAAGTATAGATGAAGATTTACTTAAAGAGCGTTCTATTACTGCTGGTTGGTATGCCACAGAAGATGGAAGCACAACTTCTGTCGCTCATTGGTTAGAAGAAGATGACTTCCGCAAGAATGGTGGAGTTATGAATCACGAAACCGTCGAAAGTATCTCGAAAAGAAAGAAACCTTTCACAGTAGATTACACTGGTTTTGGTTGGGTTCTAATTAAGAACGGTGTATTTGAGAAACTTGAATACCCTTGGTTTGCTCCTAAGATGCAACAATTTGAATCTGGTGCAGTTCAAGACATGTGCGGCGAAGACGTATCATTCTGCTTAGATGCAATTGATGAAGGTTGGGATATCTGGTGCGATCCTCGCATTCGTGTGGGTCACGAAAAAACTCGTATTTTATAAGTATCATGGATGCACTCAAAGAGTGGGTAGAACACCACATGAAGGAAAAGTCATCAGAAGATCTATGGTATCTGTCTGATGAGATTCTAATGGAATTATCGGGGCGTGACTCGATTAAATATAAAGTCACAGAAGATATAGTTGAACTAACACACGATTCGGAGGGATGTTAAATGCCAAGAATGTATAGTGCATCAGGTGATGTAACGGTTGAATCAAGACCGAAAAAAACTCGTCAAGGAAGAGGTAAACATACTAAGTATGCCGCTTCCTCTCGTAATGCAGCAAAAAAACGTAGTAGAGGACAAGGAAATTAATTCATGCCAGCATTAATCTGTAATCTACCCTCCTATGAGGTATGGGTACGTAAAGAGTATCTTACAGATCATAAAAGCGGTCATGGTGAATATGTAAAAGGCGTTTGGGTATCGGCAAAATCGATACCTGGACGTGCTTTTTATTTTGAAACATATTTACCAGAGTATGCTGCAATTTATGATAAGTTACCAATCAGTGCCTTTGTATCATCACCAGAGAAACCAACACCCGATATGGAACTGCATAACTTACAGTTCTGGAATTGTATGGACTATGGTGTTGTAGCAGTTCAAAAACAATTCATAGGTTCTATGCACTATGAGATATATACAAGAGACTATGGAACCCAATCAGGTACATATATTTGTACTTTAGATAATTATCATCAAGATGTAGACTCAATTGACTATTCTACAAGTGAAAATCCTAGTGAACATAAGTCACATAATCTACTTGAACTAGATAATGGACAGTTTGCACTCTATCCTAACAATAGAATGCGTATCTATGACAACAGTTTAACACCTGAACCACCTAATACCCCTGATTTTAAGGTATCAACCGTTTATTATCAAGTTGAAAATGGTCATGATCGTGATGGTTTAGGTAATGATGAGAATTATTTCTGGAAAACTACCAAAGAAAGGCAAAACAATGACGGACAAGAACAAAAAAATGCTTCGTGAGATAGCAAATGACACTCAAACTCCTAAAAAACGTGATTCTAAGGTGCAAAATGACCTTTGGGAGAATATAAATGATGATGAGTTTTGGGAAGGACTCGATTATGATACAGATGTTCTTTAATATCTTTAATAAATAAAATATAATTCTAAATATTAGACAATCCTATGCCTTTAGAACGGGTAAGTAGGGGTTTTAAAGACCTTAGCATGACATTTCAGAGTAATCCTCTGAATGATGACCTCATTGGGCTTAAAAATGAGAATGCAATTGCTCGTTCAGTAAGGAATATTGTCATGACAACACCTGGTGAAAAGTTTTTTCAACCAGATTTTGGATCTAAAGTTTCAAAATTGCTTTTTGAGAATGTAGATGATATAACTGCGTCTCAAATTCAAGAAGAAATTGAATATTCAATCGTTAATTATGAACCAAGAGTGAAAGTATTGAGTATAACTGTACATCCAGATAATGATAATGCTTCTTTTGATGCTGTTATTGTATATGAAATTATAGGAGCAGACGTAGCTCCGCAAGAATTACAATTCGCCTTACAATCAACAAGATAAGATGCCGTTAGTCAATTTTTCTAACCTTGATTTTGATCAGGTTAAGACTTCTCTTAAAGATTATCTTAGGTCAAACTCTGATTTTACGGATTATGACTTTGAGGGATCTAACTTATCATCCATTTTGGATGTATTAGCATATAATACTTACATTACTTCTTATAATGCTAACATGGTTACCAATGAGGTATTCATTGATAGTGCTACTTTAAGGGAAAATGTAGTTTCGTTAGCAAGAAATATAGGATATTTACCTCGTTCTAGAACTGCATCTACTGCCACTATAAGCTTCTTTGTGGATGTAACGGGTGTAACACCTGCTCCTGCCACCATAACGCTAAACAAAGGTCCTGTAGCGTCTTCTGCGGGGCAAACAGGAGTAAATTCATATGTTTTTTCAATCTTAGAAGACATTACAGTTCCAGTTTTCACTGATTCTAATGGAACTGCGGTTGCTACCTTCGATAATGTTAAGATTTCTGAGGGAACATTAATAACAAATGCCTTTACATCTACTTCAATTAACCCAGATCAGAAATTTATTCTTCCAAACTCTGGAATTGACACTTCTTTGATGACTGTAACTGTTAAAAGTAACGCATCAGAGACAACAGGTGCTAAATATAGTTCTCAAAATAGTATTTTTGACATTGATTCTTCTTCAAAAGTATATTTTCTTCAAGAAATAGAGGATGAGCGATATGAAATCTTCTTTGGTGATGATATTTTTGGTAAAAAACTAGAAGAAGGCAATTATGTTACAGTTGAGTACATAGTTTCTAGTGGTGATGCTGCAAATGGCATCAGTAATTTTACTTTTGCTGGTAGATTATCATATATTAGAAATGCTCAGTCATATTCTGTTACAACAGGTGTTTCTTTACTCAGTACAGACCTTAAATCTACTGGTGGAGAGAGAATTGAGACTGTTGATTCTATTAAAAAGTTTGCTCCACGTATTTACGCCTCTCAAAATAGAGCAGTAAGTGCAAATGATTATGAAACACTCATTCCAGCGAAGATTTATCCTGAAACTGAGTCAATTTCTGTGTTTGGAGGTGAAGAATTAGTTCCTCCTCAGTATGGAAAGGTCTTTATTAGCATAAAACCGAGAACTGGTGACTTTTTACCTAATTTAATCAAAGAAAATATAAAAACTAAACTAAAAAAGTATGCAGTAGCAGGAATTGTACCCGAAATTCTTGATTTGAAGTATCTTTACATCGAAGTTGACTCAAAAATATATTATAATTCCAATTTAGCACCTTCTGGGGAGTATGTTTCTACTTTAGTTCAACAAAATGCTGAAAGTTATGCAGAATCAACTGAATTAAATAGATATGGTGCGAGATTTAAGTATAGTAAATTCTTAAAAGTGATTGATGAGAGTGATGCTGCTGTTACATCCAATATTACGACTTTACAGATAAGACGGGATATGAGAGCAGTATTAAATAGTTTTGCAGAGTACCAAATTGGATTTGGTAATGAATTTTATATTAAGAATATGGGTGGATATAACATTAAATCCACTGCATTTAGAATAAGTGGAATATCTCAGGAAATTTATCTTTCCGACATTCCAAATTCTAATAGAGAAACAGGATCTATCTTCTTCTTTACTCTTCCATCAGTAAATTCCACATCACCTACTATTATTAGAAGGAATGTTGGAACTATAAATTATAAGAGTGGAGTTATTACTTTAAATCCTGTAAATATTATATCTGGTAAGTTAAAAGATGGTCAAACTATCATTGAGTTATCAGCATGTCCTAAGTCCAATGATGTGATTGGATTACAGGATCTTTATTTACAACTAGATATTAGTAATAGTAATTTTGAAATGGTAGTAGACGACATTGCTTCTGGATTAGATCCAGCCGCTTCAAATTATACCGTAACTTCAAGTTATCATAACGGGAACTTAGTAAGACCATAAGATGCCACAAAATAGAGTTAAGTTTAGCAACATTGTTCAAAACCAACTTCCTGCTTATGTGCAGGATGAGTTTCCATTAGTTGCGGAATTTTTAAAAACATATTATGAGGGTCAAGAGTACCAGAGTGGTCCTATTGACCTAATTGAAAATATTGATCAGTATATTAAAGTTGGTAAATTAACTAATCTTACTGATTCTGTCATCTTAGACACATCATTAGATCTTGGAGATGATACTGTTAGTGTTGATTTAGTAAAATCTCCTTCTGGAACCAAAGGGTTTCCAGATTCTTATGGTTTATTGCAAATTGATGATGAGATTATTACATATACAGCAAAAACTAGTTCATCTTTTACAGGATGTGTAAGAGGGTTTAGTGGAGTAACGTCATATAATGCCAAAGCAACTTCTGATACATTAGTTTTTGAAACAACTAAGAGTGCGACTCATGTTTCAGGATCTACAATTACTAATTTAAGTGTTTTATTTTTAAAAGAGTTTTTATTAAAAGTAAAACGTCAATTTATTCCTGGATTAGATGATAGAACTTTTGATTCTGAATTAGATCAAAATATTTTTATAAAACATGCAAAAGATTTTTATCTAAGTAAAGGTAGCGATAAATCCTTTGAAATATTATTTAAATCTTTATATAATGAAGATGTAAGAATTGTAAGACCAAAAGATTTTCTATTTACTCCTTCCAATGCACAATGGAGAGTTACTAACGATCTTGTAGTAGAACCAATTACTGGAAATCCCGAATCTCTCGAAAATTCTACTTTATTTCAACAATCTTATAGTGATAGTATTAATAAAGCATATGCTCCTGTAACCGCCGTAGAACCGCTTCAAATAGGGTATGGACAGACATTCTATAAGTTAAGTATAGATTCGGGTTATAACAGAGATATAAGGGTTGACGGTGCAATTTATGGATCTTTTGAAGTACAACCTACTACTAGGGTAATTGGTGCTGTATCTGCTGGAACCACTGTCTTAAATGTTGATTCGACAGTAGGATTTGCCGCTACTGGTGGAGATTTATATATTCCATATGCTGATGGAACCACAGGTATAGTTTCTTATCGTTCTAAATCCTTAACTCAGTTTTTTGGTGTTGGTTTAGGAAATACTGGTGTATTAGTTGATATTGATGATGGAACAACCATCGGAATTAACACTTTTGCTTATGGACAATCTAATCTTGATCAAGATGAAACAGTAACGGTTAGAATTAACTCAGTATTAAGTAAATTTAATTTTTCAGACAAAACCTACTACTATTCAAAAGGAGATACTGTTAAATTAAAAACTTTGGGTGTATCCGACAGTGGGTATAAAGCAAAAAATTGGTTTTATAATATTTCGCCAACATATAATGTAAAAAGTATTGAATTAATTGATGCTTCTGATAAAACATACAAATTAATCTTAGGTGTAGATCATTGTTTTAGATTTGGAGATTCTGCTGTTATAATTGCCAGCGATGAATCCCAAAAAAATACAAATATCATTAATATTGATTCTGCTACGTCTATAGTGGTTAGAGGACAGGGAAATTTAGATCTTACTGATACTTATACTATTAAACGTGATATTTTAACCGCACAATCCAATACTTTTCCTAAAACAAACCTTTATGTTACTAACGTACAGAATGTATATAAAAAAGATGATACTCTTTTAGTTTCTTCATCCTCTCTTCCAACTTACAACTCTCAACCACTTAATGTTTATAGTCAAACAGTTAAATTTAGTGGTTCATTCGTAGGATCGGAATTTAATATAAAACCAGTAGGAGATCATGGGTTTTATACTGGTGATGCGGTTTATTATAAACCAGAAAAAATTAATTATGAGTTTTTTGATTCATTTGGAAATAAAAAAGTTGGTGTAAAGGTAAATTCATCTTTATTTGCTGGAGATGTTGGATATATTGTTACAGGATCTGCTGATGGTCAAACAGTAGAGAATAGAATACCCCCAAATGAAGGATTATACTTCGTAACAAGGGTTGATGCAAATATAATAAAATTATCTAAGAGCAGAACTAATATTTTCAATTCAATCTTTATTTCTCTTGATAATTCTATCGATGCAACTAATTGTGAGTTTAAACCTTATAATTTTAGATTTAAAACTCTAGAATCTCAAAAAATAGTAAGAGAGATAGCAGAAGTAGATGATGATGGTAAAGTAACTCCTACTGAACCAGGATTTACAGGAGTATTGATAAATGGTGTTGAAGTATGTAATTATAAATCAAAAGAATTTGTATATTATGGAAAAATCAATCAAATTGATGTAAATGCCAAAGGATCGAATTATGATGTAATCAATCCACCTCTTTTGAACATTAGTGATAGTGTTGGAACAGGTGCTACTGGATATGTGGCAGTTTCTGGTAATCTTAAAGAAATTAGACTTTTAGATTCTGGATTTGACTATCAAGATACACCTATCATCTCTATAAACGGAGGAAATGGAAAAGGTGCTGTTGCTACTGCTAATATGAAGAAAGCAGTACATTCAGTTTCCTTTAATTCACAATCTGACATAGGTTTAAGCACTGATAACTATAATTCTTATGAAATAGGGTTTGGAACCTTTCATAAATTTAGTGATTTTGAAGAAGTCGTTTATA